CAGTGGTCCACCCTGCGGGCCCGTGGCCTGGAGCGTCGCCGGGTCAAAAGCGATGAACGCTTCCGGATCATTGAGGATCCGGAGAACTTCTTCTTGCTGCGGTGTCGCCATGTCGAACCTCTACTGATGCGCACCGAGGAAGGCCGTGGTGTTCGCCTGCATAGCAGCGAACGCCTCCTCTGCTCGACGTCGATTTTCGTCAGCCCGTTTCTGCTGAAATTGCTCATCACTCAATTCCGATGATTCGCCGGCCCCACTTTCGCCGGCCCCACTTTCGCCGGATCCAAACGGGCTGCTCTGCTGAAAATTCTGAAACCGCTGCGTCAACGATTGGAACGGCGACTGCTGCGTAGGCAGATTCGACGGACCGAAAACTTCCGACACCGTCGACCCCGGGGCCGACGTGAACTGGGATGCCTTGGGCACGCCCGACAACCCTGGCTGCGCCGACGAACTCAAGCTCGAGCCGAAGGGGCTGGCCTGCAGACCCTGTGTCCCAAAGCCTGTCCCGAAAGTCGCAGGTGTCGCCGAAGCCGCTTGAGTAACTGCCGGAGCTGCCTGGATCGCAGTCGGAGCCGCTGCTGCAGTCGGAACCGCCGACCCAACACCCGCGCCACCAGCCAGACCCGCCCCAGCACCTGCGGCGCCCGCGCCACCAGCCAGACCCGCCCCAGCACCTGCGGCGCCCGCAGCGCCCGCGCCACCAGCCAGACCTGCCCCAGCACCTGCAGCGCCCGCGCCACCTGCTGCAGCTCCTGCGCCCGCAGCGCCCGCACCACCAGCCAGACCCGCCCCAGCACCTGCGGCGCCCGCGCCACCTGCTGCAGCACCTGCGCCCGCTGCCGCCGCAGTCCCGGCTGCCGCAGTCCCGGCTGCCGCAGTCCCGGCTGCCGCAGTCCCGGCTGCCGCAGTCCCGGCTGCCGCCGCACCCAACGCTGCAAGAAATGCCATGGTTTACCCCTACCCCAGCGCGGCGTTGAGACCGAACTGACTGCTCTTCTGGCCAATCGACTCGTCCGTCACACCCGCCACACCCTGGAAAAAGGCCAAGAGTGCGTCTCGACGTGCGTCGAACGCCTGTAAACCCCGCTCAATCCCCAGATCCTGCACCAGCCGTGGGAGCGCCGTAGCCTGCAAGCTCTGCACAGCCGTCTGGACCCTCTGTGCGTCCTGCGCAGTCGCCTCCTGGGCCGTCTGGGCCTGGATTCCTCGCTCGTTCAGGAAGAGTTGCGCGTTCGTGTTCGCGAGAGCCCCCGCGAGGCCCTCCTGGGCGATTCCACGGGCTCTGAAGAACGGGCTGGACTCCTGAATATTCTGGCCCGCGCGGGTAAACGCCCCCACGTCGCCCCGGCGGGCCTCCTCGAAAGCCCGAACGACGGGCCGATTCAGAGCGTCGAGCGTCGCCTGATCGGGCTGGAGGAATTCGCCTTGAATCGTCCGCGTCCGCAGATCCTGCGCGGCGAGGGCCTCCGGAGAGCCCCCGGCGAGCTGCGCATTCGCGATCTGATTGACGATCCCCTGCTCCTGCGCAGAGATGGGCTGCACGAACTGATTCGGATCGAGACCGTCGCCCAAGGTCGGCGTGTCTGCGGTGATACCCTGAAGCTGCGGAAGCTGACCCTCTATCTGCTGGGCAAACGGATCACGAAGCGCCGAAAACTCCGGCGCTGTGACGTCCACGGCCTTGCTTTTGCCGCTACTTCCGCCGATAGAACCACCACCAATGCTACTCATGGCTCACTCCCTCAAATCGAAATCGAAGACCGCCGCCACACGCTGGACGGGAGCCACACGCTTGAATACGCGCTCCCACGCCTTGTCAGAGGCCCCGGAGAAGTTCATCGTCCGAACCGCATCGTACCCTCGATCCCGAAACCACGCTGCACAGGCCGCTCCCAGAGGGGCTCGCACACCCGCCCGACCCGCGTAGAAATGAGCCACCCAGGGCTTGGGCTCGAGGGGAGAGGTCCATGCCGCCAGTAGCGCCAGCCCCACGAATTCGCTCCCCGACACGGCGACCAGCACAGCCAGCGCATCGTCAGCGAACCGCTCCGCGATCCAGCGCCGCACCTCGGTGGAGTCCGCAAAGTGTTCCCCGTGGAACGCTCGCTCGAAAAGCTCAATAACGGCGGGAGCATTCAGCGCTGCCCCGTTCCGCAGCTCGACGACCTCGACGGGCGCCTCTACACGTAGTGCATCGTTGTGACCCACCCCGCCACGGGGCCGGCCACGCTGGACCGATCCACCACTTCCTGCCACACCGGGACCAGTGTCACCGCCTCCCCGGGCGCGAGCGTGATCGGCGACGCTGGAATCGTCGTTTCCGGCGCCGTCGGCACCACGTCCACGCCCGTCCCCGCGACCATGCACCGAACCGTGATCGCGTGGGGCTCGTCCCAGTTCGCCGTCAGCGGCAGCGTCACCACCGTCACCGTTCCGCCCGGCGGGTAGACCAGCAGAATCCGATCCGACGGCAGCGCCGTGTAATCGATGTCGATCGGTTTCACCCAGTCCGGCCGAACCAGCACCTCGTCGTTCATCCGCTCCGCAATCGTCTCGAAGTTCGCCCGCAGACTCCGCGCCAGGATCGTCAAGTGCTGCTGCAGCGCCTTCGGATCGCTCGACTGCGGGACCGGGAGGGGTGCCCCCGGAGAAAGGACCTTCGCCATTGCACGCTCCTGCGTGACGCCGGAAATCAGCCAGCGTCCCAGTGATGGTCTCGTTGCAGCGCCGACAGATCGACGTCCAGTCGTCGAGGTTCTCGAGCTTCTCCTGCAACGCCTCGCGCACCTCGGGCGACGGACCCGCATCTCGACGAAGTTTGGCCTCGATCGCTGTACGATTCATCGTGAACCCATCGCGCGTATCGTCATACCGAACCCGCCCATCTCCCAGGGCCGATCGATGCCCGTCGTGCCGAACACCACCTCGACGTAGCGCGTCGCTGCACGAGGAGAGACGAAGCGAGTGCCGCTACCTGTGAGATTGTACGCTGAGAAAGTAAGCAAGCTCGTGTCCCCTTGCGCACGATCTGTGCCGTGTACCTCAACTCCCAGTTGATACGTCGCAGCCGAACGAATCGAAGCGTAGGGCTCAATGCGTTGCACGAGACCGTTGTTGTTCCCGTCTGATGTCGCGCGACGCGGAGTGCGCCAAAAGCTCTTGATGGGTAGCGGCGTACTCGCGCCGTCTTGCTGGTGATCGCGAGAATTCAGAATGAAGACATTCCCACTGCTGTCGCCGAAGAGGCTGAACGGAAAGGCAGCCGCGAAAAAGCGATCGTTCCAACGGAAGTTGGCATTCTGCCATTGGTCTTGAATATCAGCCCACGTCAGCGTCGTTTGCCGATCGTGGAACCCCATCGCCGTTGCGGGGAGATCGCGAATCGTGAATGGCGTCGGTGCCCCACCCACTTCCTCGAGATAGTGCTCTGTGTATGCCGTCGTCGCCGCGCCCATCTCGCCCGTGTCGTCCGTCGTGAGCGGCACGACCCACTGCACTTCGCCGTTCTCTTCATCAATGTGCGTCACCGCACGCTGCACACGGTTGGGAGCGATCGTGCGCAACACTTCGCGCCATACGTGACTCGCGTACTCGTTGATCCCCACCCCATCGAAGCGGTACACCGTGTCCGAGGAGAGAAGCTCATGGTAATTGCCAAAGTCGGCCAACGAGCCCTCGGCGAAAATCCCACGATTGGTCACCGCCGTACGCACGGCGTAGATGAACGGATCGCCAACGAATTGCATCGTTGAAATGCTGCCTTTGCCGCCTCCGTAGACGACGACGATGTCACCGAGCGTCTTTGCTCGCAGAATCGGGTCCGTGCCGTTGACCACTGTGAATTCGCTTGAGAAGCCCGTGCCGTCCACCACCTCGGGAAACGCAATATCGCTGTTACGAACGGCTTGAGGCTTGTCTGCGCCTGATTCGACCAAGTTCATGTACAGCAGCATGTTGTTATCGTAGAGCAGTGTGCGGCACGTGAAACCCAGATCGGTGTAGTAGGCCCCATTCGGCGTCACCGTGGGGCCCTTGTAGCCAACCACTGAATCGACGCCGTTGGTCGCATACCAACGATCCTCAAAGCCGCCACCTGTGTCCGCCGAGGGAAACGTCGCGGTGTACCAGCAATTCTCGACGCCGCCAGTAAACGTCTGGCGCACCGTGTAATCGCCCGTAGCTTCTGCGGAAGCATCACCCGAGACTTGGATCTGCGTCGGAGAATTAACGGCAATCACCTGATACCACGTCGCCGTCTGACTCTGCTCATTGGCGGTGCCGAAATGGATCCAGTCTCCCACGATGACGTTCGTCAACCCATTGCGCGCAGTCGTCGTTGTATCCCACAGCGCAGAGGCGTCGCCCGTAATGAGCGAATCCGGCCCAGCTCCAATGGCCGTCGTTTGCCCCGCTGTGTACAGCGGCGTGATGTATGAGATGGCCTCGAGACCATCGTCGTAAAGGAAGAGGTCATACTGATTGGCGAGAATCAGATAGCTGAGTCCATTACGCAGAACGAACTGGTCGATCAGCAGCACATCGACGCCGTCGAGATTGATGGGGTCGTTGGACGCCGTCGCAGGCGGAAACGTCGCCCAGCCCATGTTCTCGTTGCGCACCTCGCCCTCTTTGATTCGGACGTTGCGGCAATCCGTCATCCCCTGGTCGGGGATCTGGAGCGGAGGGCGGTCGAGGTAGATACCGAGCGAAGGCTTCAGTAGCGCCGTCGAACCCTTCGGTGCGAGGACGGGCGCTGCCATATCAGGTCACGATCACCGAGCCGAGAACGAGCACCTTCGGCGTCGTGGGATGCGCCTGGTCGCCGCCGTGCGGGTCATGGATGTGCGCACCACCAGGATCCGTGCTCTGATCGCCCTGCTTCGGCAGAGCGCCCTTCTCAATCAGATTATTACTTCCTCCTCCGTCGTACACTTCTATGTTATGAGTGTGGTCCCCGGGGTCGCTGTGAACCAATTCCGGGATCTCGGCTTCGTTGAGCTGCCATGCCGACATGCCCATCGTGAAGCCCACCGTGTCCATACCGGGGTCTACGAGGAAGATCCACGTATCCCCCACTGAATGCCCCGTGGTCGCCGCGAAATTGGCGAACACGTTGTTATCCATCAACTGCGCACCGCCCGTGATCGCCGTGCTTGCGCTGAACGTCGCTCCGCTGTCAGAGCTGAACTCGAACTCGTCCGTACCCGCAGCAACTGAAATCCGAACGATGTAGATCGTGGTCAACGGCCCCGTGTAGCCGCCCGATGCGCGGAAGTCATCCTGTCCACTGACATTGCGCATGTAGCCCGCGGGCGTGTCGAAGTCCGGCGAAAGGCCCATCACCATCGAGCCCGCGATGTTCGGGACGCGGAATTGACCCGCCCCGGGCGCCGCCACGTTGTTTTGCGTGTCGAAGTTGTTACCGATCACGGCATACAGATCCGCGTAGGCCCCCGTATCGGCGAAAGCACCACCGAACGCCGGCAAGAGTCGCCCATCGGACACCGCTTCGATCGTCGTAGGATCGAAGGCGCATTGGATCACAGCACCCGTGAAGAGGAACGTCCCACGCGACCAGGAGGTTCCATCGTGGAACGACATCCCTGTGACGCGCGGCTCGTCCGCAGTGGCGACCGCTGAACCTCGTGAGAAGTTGAAATTGCCCGACTGCGGCCCCGCCGGGGTATCCGCCGCATACGCCGCGTCGCGCGCCGTATCGTCATCAAACACGGGCAACTTGTGGCGATCGTTGCCCGCTGTGCCTTCGTAATGCTCTTTCTCGATCAGCGTCTTGACGTCGCCTCGTTCGGCCTGCTCATCTGCCGGGTAATTCGCAACGATGTCCGTGGACTGCGGAGAAGTGACGTTGAGTTCTGTACCCATCAGCGAAGACCTCTGAACTGGTACGCAGAGCCGCGTGCTCCGCGCTGCGGCCGCATCAAACGCTTGCGTGAGAGACGACGCTTCTTGTCATTCTTGATTGCCTGATTCTTGAGATCCAGCGCCAGCGCAGCGTTCAACGACGCCTCCTCCCAGTCACGGTTGAACGCCATGAGCCGCGCAGCCGCAGCATACGCGAGGTACTGCGCCGCATTGTCCGAGAACCAGTTGTCGGTGACGGTGGCGCCCGACAGACCCAGTGGCTCCTCGCGCTGAAAGTACGGCACGCGGATGATCCAATTCCCGTCTGAAGCAATCGTCCCCGAGGGCGAGAGCTGATCTGGGAGCGGGAACACCTCGAAATTGTCGATGTTCTCGACCAACACGCGCGGTCGACCCACTTCGATGGGGTCGTCCGAGTACAGCACCGTCTGGTCGCTGTACTCCATCAACCAATCCAACTGGACCGTGGCGCCGATGCCGTCGACCAACACCGGGCGTGCATCCGTGCGTGCGCGCAGATAGCGATCGGGCAATGCGTAGGGGCCTCGGGTATCGGGAATCGTTGCAAACTGGTAGACCTTCTCCATGGCGATGAAGCCGTGAGCGTCTTCCAGCTCTTTCTGCGCCTGCTGGATCTGCCCCGGGATCTCCGACACGGTCGCCGTCGGCAAGTCGATCACCAGCGCTTGGACCTGATTGGAAATTTCGGCGTAACTCATTCCAGCTCCTAAAACACGTCGGGCGCCCTGAAAACCCAGGGCGCCCGCGCCAGAACCTTCGCAGCCGGCGTCCTGGCGCCGTTACTGCGCCCGAATCTCCTCGAGCATCGTGTTCGCTTCTTTCTTGGTCAGCTCGTTCGCGACCTCCTTGTTCTGCGCATCGAAGACCGAGTACCGATGCCCGACGCGCTTCACGTACGGGATCGTCGGAACGTCGTCAAACTCTTCCGCGATCTTGTCTTCGATAGCGCCGGTCTCCGCAGCCAACTGCGCTTCGATGTTCTTCTGCGCTTCGGCCTCCAGCTCGCGGCGGCGGCGAGAACGCTGCCCTTCGACGACGTCGAAGCCCGCCAACTTGGCCAACTCGTCTTCCACCGGCTCACCGCTGGTGTTGTAGTACGTCCCCGGCTCATCCTTGTACTCACAAACCTGGACGCCGCTCGTCGTCGTCCGTTTGACGACGCCACGATTGTAGTTGATGCCGCTCATCGCGGAGCAGGACCGATCACGAAGTAGTCGAAATCGAGGAAGCCCGACGCCGACACCGTGCCGTCCCCTTCCGAAAGCGTCCAGTTGACCGTCGTGCCTGAGATGCTCGCCACTTCGACGCCCGCGCAAGCCGCCGTGGACGCCTCACGCAGAGACACCACGCACTGGTCGATGCTGGTCAGCTCTGAGCTGAGATTGATTGCACCCGTGGCAGCGGCCGGGTCCACCGTGCCGCTGACCATCTTCTTGCCAGGCAACTGTCCCTGGATCGCTCCGTACAGAGACATGAGACCCCCTTAGGCGTCGATGTCGACGAGGTTGGAGCCGATGTTCGCCTCGCCATTGGCGACGAACGGAAGCTCCTGGTACTCGACGAAGATGTCGCCATCGCCCGCGGTCATCGCGTTGTCGATGTCGATCTCCAGCTCTTCGTCGGCGTCGAGGAGCACCGAGCCCGCTCCGTCCGGGTAGTTGGTCGCGTCGGGAATCGCGGTGTAGCGCCCGGCGCCGATGGCCTCGCTGGCGATGCCCGCGATCGTGTAGGCCAGCAAGGCCCCCGTCGCGGACCCGATCGTCGGGTGATAGTTGAAGTTGATGTCGAGGTCTTCGGACGCCGTCTCCGCGGTCGTGACCACGTAGCCGACGCGCACGATCCGCACGGGCCGCATGGGCCGGAACGGCGTCACCGTCGTTGCGGAATCGAGCGCCACCTCGCCAGTCGTCCACGTCCGATTGTCACCCAGTCGAGCCATGTCGTTCTCCCTACGCCCTTAGGCGCTCTCGAGTTCTACGAACTCGCGAAATAGAGGACTCGGACGTTGTCGGCGTCGTCGCCCCAGGTGTTGCCGGCGTCGATGGTGCCGACCCAGCCGAACTCACGGAACCGACCGAGATCCTCGGTGAGCCCCACGCGAAGTTCGGGATTCCGGACGACCGCAAGGAAGGCTGCGTCGGCACCGAAAAAGACCGCTTCTCCGGTGATGTCGTTCGTGCCGATGGTGTTCGACAGCGCGTCGAAGTTGTTCGTCTCGATCAGCATGAAGTTCTCGACGTCCTTCATGCGACCACTGATGAACGGCGACTTGTCGGTCGGCGCCAGCCAGTCCTTGTACTCGGGATCCGACTTGAGTCCCCGAGCGGCCTTGGTCGAGAGAATCCCGACGAACATGCCGTTGCGGAAGGGCGGCGCCTTCTTCGTGCCGTGCAGCTCGTCGTGGATCCGACGAAGGTGGCCGACGTCGAAGTTGACCTCCGCCGACTGGCTCGGCGTATCGCCGACGGTCGTCAGCGTCTCGATCGTGAGCCCGTTGTAGCCCGCGGCTTCGGGGGTCCCGATCAGCTTGGTCGCCTTGAAGGCGTCGGCGACCATCACGTCCATGGTCAGACGGAGCTGATCACGGAGCTTCTGCTGCCGGCGGTCGCGGATGTTGAAGTGCGTGAGATCCGCCTCGAACTGGGTGTCTTCGATCTTGAAGCCCCACTCGCTGACGGCCTGCTGAATCGTGTCCACCGCGGGTGTCCCGGTCGGCAGCCGATCGGTCTCTGAGACCCGACCGGCGAGCGGCAGGTTCTTCATGCGCGTGATGGTGACGCTCGCGCCGCGACCCTTGCCGTAGCCGCGCTCGGGCTGGGCGAAGGGCATGAACTGCGAATCTGCCACCGCCGCCATGCGGATGTTCGAGGACAGGTCGTGATTTCGATAGGTGCCCGAAGGGGCGTCCCACGTCCAAGTACCCATTGCGTATCTCCTTGCGCCCTAGTTGAGACCCAGCTCGTGTGCGCGATCCATGATCTGGTCGACGAAATCCACATCGACGGACGATGTGTCCGGCTTGGGCGCCGGACGGGGGCCCGCAGAGCCGCGCCCCACGGCGGCGACTGCGGCCGCGTCGGTCTTCTTCGGAAGCGGCTGTCGCTCACCCACGTTGACTCCTACGGCGGCGAGCGCCTCGTCCGTTTTGCGGAAAATCACTTCGTTGGGCTCGTCAAGCGTGGCACCCGCCTGGCGTGCGGCGGCTTCCACGATGGTGCGCTGATTGCGCAGTCCCGGGCGCGTGGCGACGTACTCGTTGAAGAGCTGATCTGCGTTGCGCGTCTCGTTCGACATGCGCAGCTCTTCGCGGAGTCGCTGTGCTTCGCTCCGTGCGGCGGTGGCCGTCGCGGCTTGCTCCCGTGCGAGCCATGCGCGGAACCCCTCGGAGTCCGTCACAGGGTCTGGCATCGGGGGCGGAGGCGCCGCAACGGCCTGGGGGGCGGGTGCCGGCACTAGGGTCTGGAGCTGCTGAAGCAGCGTGTTCTGCGCCTTCTCGGCGCGCGCGTTGGCTTCACGCTCGCGCTGCTGCGCCTCGAGCAGTGCCCGAGCCTCGGGTGTGGGCTCCGGCAGTGTCTCGGACGTGTCGGTCACCGCTTGCGGATCGGTTCCGTCGAGCGGTCCGTCGCCGAACGGTGATTCCATGCCGGGAAGGTCTTCATCAGGCATGTGTGCACCTTTACGTGACGCCCCGGGGGGTGTCAACCCCCCGATCAGGTGTGGGGGTGAAGCTCGCGCTTTTCGCGGTCCGCGCGATGGTCCATTTCGGCCTTTACAGCCCGCGCAGCATGGTTTCCGGCGCGAATCTTCCCCATGAGCCGTTTGCGCGTATCGCGCACTGCGGCCAGCTCCATCCACGCCGTCATGGCCTGATCACTCGACATCTCGCCCTCGGAAATGGCCTTAAGTGCGCGGGCAATGATGCTCTCTTCCTGACCGTCGAGGATCGGGGCCATGATGTCGAGCGCGTGAACCGCCTCCTGCCCCAGCGCCGCCTGCTCGATGTGCTTGTTGACTAGCGTGTCGTTCACGGTCCCTCCTGCTGCGAGCCGCCGAGATTCGGAGCGCCGCCACCGGACGGCCCAGCCCCCGCAGCGTTCTGCGCCGCTGCCTGCTGGTTGGCCACCTCGGCCCGCGCGCGCTCGTCCGCCGTCAACTCGAGATCCGTCAAATCCACGCCCATGTCGGCGAGGATCGAGCCCACGAGGCGCTCCATGCTGTACTTCTGCTGAAAGAGCTGGAGCAAAAACTGATTGTCCGAAACCGTTTGCAGGATCGAGAGCTTCGCGCGCACCTTGTCCGCCTTCTCCAGCGAAGCCGAGATGCCATTGGCCTTGAAGCGAATTCGCCGATCTCGGAAATCCGTTTTCTGGGCCACCATCATGTCGAAGGTTTCCGGACCGAGATCCTGCCGCATCCGCTTGTCGTCGGGGTCGAGGAATTGGAGTCCCACCGACCAGAGCAAGTCGAGAATCGGCGCCACCACGCGCTGCTCCAGGTCCCGCGCCATGGAGCGGATGAGCTGGCTCTGACCCTGCTGCGCACCCACGATCTCCGTAGCGGTGATGTCGCCCTTCGGCGGGAGCTGCCCCAGGGACAGCTCGTTCTGACTCGTCGCCTCTCGGATCAACTGCTGCAGTGCCTGCCACGCCGTGAACGTCGTGGGAGACAAGCGCCCTGTGTCCACGGTCTGAATGAACGGCGTACCCGTTTGCACCTGATCGCTCGCGAGGTAGGTCTTGCCCGCGTGAATCGAATCCGCCTGAGTGGGGTCCTCGAGCGCATCAGGCCAGACCATGAACGCCTTCATGGCTTCGATGAAACTCGCGTCCAGAATGAGATTCGTCATTGACGTGTAGGTGTCGACCAGTCCGCGAAACCCCTCGACCCAGGAGCGTCCGTAGACCGAAAACGGGATCTGGATCAGCGGCGCCGCAACCCGCCAGTCCCGCCCGTGCCAGAACGGGTTCCGGATGGGTCCGCGCAGAATCGACCGCTCGTCACCCATGACGATCATCTGATTGCGCGCCACGAGGTGCCCGT